TGAACCGGCTGTTGTTAAAATGTGGAAAGATGTGCAGACAAATATTGGACGCTTCCAAAGTTTATTTAAAGATAATTTCATTGTTGTTGACAATTCTTCTGGTAGTAATTGGCAGAAAGCTACTACGAAAGGATTTAAATTCGCACAACGATTTGCAAATAAACCAGTCCGACACGTCAAAGCAATAAAATGGCTTGCACAATTCCGAAGTGGTCAAATGGAAGGTTGCATGGACTTGGAGGATATGAAACTTGTAGAAAGTATTATTGATATCCCAAGAAGAACATATGCACCTGCTGTATTTGATAACGAAGAATCTGATAATCCAAAAATCAAACCAAGCGTAAAAGAATTAATTAATAAACAATTAAAAGAATTTGAAACAGAATACCCAATCCTTAAAACATCTTTAATCGGTTCTATCCTCACAAAACGATATAGGAACGATGCTGATTTGGACATTAATGTTTTATTTGATGTACCACCAGAAAAAGCAGAGGCAGAAAGAGAACGACTCTCTAAAAAGTACTTATCATCAAAGAACCCAGACAATATCCAGGGTAAATTAATCCCAGGAACCGAACATCCAATTAATTATTACTTTATTACAAGTAAAGGTATATACGATGAACAAAATGGTAAGGCAGATGCTGTATTTGATATCGAAACAGATACATTTATCAAACGCCCAGAGGATTTTGTATTCGACCCAGATTTGTATATGCACGAATTTGATAGAAAGGTACAAGAGCTTGACATTATTAAAGGTGAATTAAAACGCGATATTATTGACTATAAAGAGTTGACAGAGCTTCAGCCAGGTGATATAATAGACTTGCAAGATAAAATTGAGGATAAACTGAAAGAAGTGGAAACTGGAATACAGGATTATGTACGTGTTGGTGACTTGGTTGACAAGGAACGCCGTGCTGCATTTGATATTGATATGACACCAGAACAGATTAAAACATTCTCTATTAAAAACAGACTACCTAAAAATGTCGTTTATAAAATGTTAGAGAAATATCACTACTTAAAATTTTATAAAATGTGTAAAAAGATACTTGATGATGGAAAGGTTGATGATGCTGAAATTACAAAATTACAAACAGAGGCAACATTATCCGCACCAAATAAAGCAATTATTGATAATATTCTGACCAGAGTTTCTGAAAAATTAGAAAAGGATTTAAAACGAGGCAATTATAAAGATTTAAATGACATCGCAAAATTGGTAAAGAACAGAGTGGAAAAAGATACCAAACATAAAGGCTTTTCCAGAATGAAGGACCAGAAATGAAAACATATAAGGAATTTGTAGAAGGATTTGCAATACCTGATTACCCAATGCAAAAGGACCAAGTCCGTTATATGGACGGCCAATGGGTCACCGGTGATGCCGGCAAACCACATACATTTGACCACAATAAAACTGGTGGTGAAAATTTAGACGATATGAATAAAGCTGTAGAAACAGACAGAAAGAAGGAAAAAGTAGACCCAAGTATTCCAGGTAATACACAATTGGATATAGACCCAAATGATTAAATTTAAAAAATATATCGCAGAGGCCGCAGGTGCAAATCTTCATATGACGCACTTGGAAGATGCTGTCCTTGATGGTGGTGTCACTGGTACAAGAAATGTAATTAATTATTTAAGAAACATTCGCGATATGCTTTCTGGTAGCACCGCAACACCAGTAAGTCTTACCACAAAATGGGACGGTGCTCCTGCTATTTTTGCTGGCATTGACCCATCAGATGGTAAATTCTTTGTGGCAAAGAAAGGACTATTTAATAAAAATCCAAAATTATATAAAACAGATAGTGAAATAGATGATGAATTAAAAGGAGACCTTGCTGACAAGTTTAAGGTTGCCTTAGCAGAGTTTCCAAAACTCGGAATTGAAGGAGTAGTACAAGGTGATTTCTTATTTACAAAATCAGATCTCAAAACAGAAAACATTGATGGAAAACCGCATATTACTTTCCATCCTAATACCATTGTTTACGCGGTACCTAAAACATCAGACCTCGGTAAAAAAATATCAGAATCCGAAATCGGTGTGGTCTGGCACACAACATACAGAGGAAAAACTCTTGAAACAATGTCTGCAAGTTTTGGAGAGGAGATTGCATCAAAACAAAGTTCGGTTAAAAGCGTATGGTCAATAGACGCAACATTTAAAGACGAATCGGGAAATGCAACTCTTACCAAGGCAGAAAATAGAGATATTACAGCAAAGTTATCGGCTGCTGGAAAATTATTCAGAAAAACAAAGGCAGCAAAATTAAATGCATTACATCAAAATACTGATTTAAATGCTCGTGTCAACACATACATTAATAGTAAGGTACGAGAAGGTCAACGAATTACAAATGTAAAACAATTTGTGATTGGGCTTCAACGATACATTGAAGAATATTATCAGAAAGAAGCAGATAAAGTTAAACAGCAAAAAACAAAAGATGCTAAAATCGCACAAGGTAAGGTATTATTACAATACTTTAACAAGCGAGAGATTAAACAAGTAGAAACTATTTTCGAACTGTATAATTTACTTGTTGATGCAAAATACATGATAATAAATAAATTAAACCAGGTAGAAGGAATTACAACTCTACTGAAAACAAGTAGTGGATTCGAGGTCACTGGCCAGGAAGGTTTTGTTGCTATCGACCATTACAGTAAAAACGCACTAAAGATTGTGGATAGATTAGAATTTAGTAAAGCAAACTTTAGTACTGAATATATTAAAGGGTGGCAGAAATAATGGCTTGGGTCACGGTACCAGGAAGTAATGGAACATGGGAATACGAAAATACAGCATCTGCTGCTGATACCTATGTTGACTCTCCAGGCGTCGTATCAAATGGCGTCAGAACATTTACAGTACCTAACTCAGGTGGTCACACAACTCAAACTTATATAAAATGTAGGAAGCCAGGTAAGACCTTGGTGAACGGTGAAATCAATAAAGATTTTTATGATTACAGATTCAGTCAAGGAACTCCATAATGGCAATTTGGAATAAAAACAACCAAGATTATTTACCAGATAATAAAACATTATTTGAAGCATTTATGCTATCGGATAAAGATGGTAATATTATTAACTCATTTGGTATTGCTTCAAACATTCCTATCGCCGCAGGTGAATTAGACGGTTGGGCCGCAATCCATAAATTTGGCGCGGTTCCTCTCATGTCAACAAACCCAGGCGTTGGTTCAGTTTGGGATAAGAGTGATACCTATTATCCTTGGACTGCATTTGCTACACCTGGACCACTCACGATTTCAACGACAACAACTAATGGAACTTTATCTGCATTAGACGATGGAATGACTGTGACGATTATTGGTCTCGATGAAAATTTTGAAGACGCTCAAGAAACAATTACAATTTCTGGTAATGCGGGTGCTGGTACTCAGAATTTTGCTCGTGTATATCGAGCATTCACTTCTCAAGATAATCAAACTCAGGTACGCGTATCTACAACAACAGGTACACCAACCGAAGTTCTTAGAATTAATATTGGTAAAGGCCAAACACTAATGGCTGTATATACAGTTCCTGCTGGCAAAACAGCATACCTAACAAAAGGCACAGCTACTTGTGCTGCTAACGCTGACGCAACAATTGATATGTTTGTTCGTTATGGCGGAGTAGGTGCATTTAGAATTGGTCATACTGCTGAGGTTGCTGGTGTTGGTGGACAATATACATATGAATTTGCTGTTCCACTTCAAATGCCAGAAAAAACTGATATTGATATTAGAGCAACAGTTCGTTCAAATAACGCAAGAGTGACAGCAGCATTTGATTTAATCTTAATTGATAATCCTGCTTAAATAAAAATTTCAACATTATATTATGATTTTTTGGTCTTTTGTTGACAAATACTTCCAAATGTATTATAATATATAAAATTATATAGAATATTTGCTATGAGTAGCACTAGGAGAAAATTATGGGAAGAATACGCGACCGCGGTCACGACGGTGGAAACATTTGGCGATGGCAAACAATTGAAAAATATGTTCGGAAAAATGGCTGGACAAAAGGAGCTGAACTCGGAGTTTGGCTTGGTGAAACTTTTAAACACCTTGTTCGTACCTGTCATAATCTGCATCTTATTGGTGTTGACCTTTATGAAGCTCAGCCTGGATACGACGGACCTGAACAATGGACCAGAGGTGAGAATGGCCATGCCTGGGACCACGAGACTTACTATAAAGACCTAGTAAATTTTTGCTCTCAATATCCAGATAGAGCAGAAATCATTAAAGATTATACAACTGAAGCAGCAAAACAAGTAGAAGATGAAAGTTTAGACTTTGTCTTTATTGATGCTGACCACAGTTATAATGGTGTAATGCGAGATGTTGAAGCATGGGCTCCAAAGGTTCGCAAAGGTGGTATGATTATTGGACATGATATTCATTTTCCAACCGTGAAACAAGCAGTGGAAGAGTTATACGGAGAAGGTAATTATACTGTAGAAGATGATTTTTTATGGTTAGTTGAAAAGCAATAAGGATAATACAGTGAAAAAGAAGACCCGAGTAATTAATTTTTATGGCGGTCCATCTTCCGGCAAAAGCACAGCTGCTGCCGGATTATTTTATAAAATGAAAATGTTGGGATACAGCGTAGAGCTGACCGACGAATTTGCCAAAGAGTGTGTATGGGAAGGAAATGTTCCCATGTTAAAAGACCAATTATGGGTCCTTGCACACCAACATCGTAAAATTTTAAGATTAAAAGGTCAAGTGGATTATGTCATTACTGACAGTCCAGTATTATTGTCTCCAATCTATAGAGAGCTTTACGATGGTCCTTTATATTCAGATTTAATTGACAAAATGGCTTTAGAGTGTTATAATATGTATGATAATATTAACTTTTTGCTGACTCGTCCAAAAGGCTTTGAATCTGGTGGTCGAGCGCAAAATGAAGAAGAAAGTGTAAATATTGATAAGGCAATATTAAATCAGTTTAATATATTGGATATTAAATATACATTATTGGAGGGCGAAGACCCTGCAACACAAGCCTATTCAAAATTGGTGAATATACATGCACATTAATATAGAAAGAAAAATGAAACACATCTGGGTTGGTCCAAAACCAGCTCCGTTAAAGTGGATGTATACATGGAGAGATAAACACCCTGAATGGGAATATAGTATTTTTGACGACACCATGCTCAAACAGAGACGATGGATTAATCAGGATTTAATAGAACATTATTATAGAGCAAAGGCATTTTGTGGTGTTTCCGATTTAATTCGTTATGAACTTTTATACGAAGAAGGTGGCTTTATTTGTGAAGCTGACATGATTTGTTTAGAAAATACTGACGAACTTTTTACATCTCCAGAAGACCACGCGTATACATGTTATGAAAACGATAAAGGTGGTCGCCACGTACATAATTTTGTACAACCAATTTTTGCTTGTAATCCTGGAAATGAATTTGTTAAAATGTTAATTGATTCATTGCGTATATTACGTCCAGGTGATTTACACAGGCAACCACACAAATCAACTGGGAATGAATTTTTGGCCCAATTTATAGATGAATGGAAGGATAAACTCACTATTTGGCCATCACATTATTTTATTCCTCAGTACTACTTAAACCAATCGGTTCGATATGAAGGACCGGATAAAGTCTATGCTGACCATAAGTGGGGTTCTACAGGTATGGGCTATCATTGCGTTGATTATTCACAAGGAGTATAATGTACTTATCGCACAAATATAAATTCCTCTTCTTACGTACGCCGAAAACTGCTTCAAGTAGTTTATCGGATTTCTTTATTAATAATGTAGATGACCCTGATGCTATTTACACAGAAGTAGAAGATAGTAGTATTCCAGGAACATTACCAGAAAGTATTGTATCAAGGTACAGACCTTATGCATTTTATCATTTTACAATCGAACAATTAATCGCCGAAAAAGTTTTGACAGAAGAACAAGCTCGTGAATATTATTGTTTTGCATTGTTAAGGGAACCACTCGACAGACAAAAGAGTTTATATTACTTTTATAAGAAATGGAAATCACCCAAAACACCAGCTTCATTAGATGAATATAAATCTTGGGCTCCGTATGGTTTATTTGAGGACCCAAACTCAAGAATCGTACAGACTGATTTATTAAAGATACGAGGTGAACTCGTTGGTGAATATTGGTTATATGAAGATTTGGATGTTCGTTTAAATCATTTTATGACTGAAACATTAGGTTTGGAATGTCCGCCATTACCACAGCATAAAACTGATACTCGTAAAGATAAAACAAATGAAATTGAATTTGATGCAGATGCACTAATACCAGTTCATAATTATTTTTATAATGACTTTATTATGTACAAGGAGTTAAAACACGGACAATGAAAGCATATATTCTCAGAATAAACACTCCAACAAGTCGTGAATACGCAGAGGTATGTGCGAAATCTTGTGACGATGTTGGATTAGACTGGGAATATTTTGAAGGTTGGTCAGATATTACTGGCCGTGCAGCCTGGTGTCAAACTGGCATTAAAATGAAATATTATGAACCACCTTTAATTATTGATAATATGTCTCCGGCACAAAAAGCAAATGCCTGTTCAGCTGGACATGGAGCGATATGGAAAAAGATAGCTGAGGGTGATGATAATGTTGGTATTGTATTAGAACATGATGCAATTATGTATTATAAACCTTATGAAAAAATACCAGACAATTATTTAATTACGTTGGGTTATAAACTTACAGACCCATCTAGATACGACCATAAAAAGGCTGGACCTCCTAATGCTCTAATAAATATAACTGGCCACGAAGGTGCTCATGCATATATGATGACAAAAAGAACCGCGCAAAATATGGTTTATGAAATTGAGGAAAAAGGAGTTTTAGGCGCAGTTGATAATGCATATTTTATCCGAGGACAGCGTAGAACGAATATACCATTATGCATTATGTCACCAACACCAGCGATGGGTTGGTTAAGGGAGTCGACTATATGGTCGGCAAGCGCAGCTGTAAATTATGAATTTATACCTTCATTCGCAGAGTTTTATAAATAAAACAAATAGAGCTCTAAATTACGGGATTATACCTTATGGACCCAAAAGATAAATTAAACCCACGCCCAGAGGCAGAGATGGACGACGAGTCTCAGCGTGACGGTTTAGAACCTAGAAAGCCTAAAGAAGATTCAAAAGACAAAGAAAAGAAAAAGAAAGGTTCATTACTTAAAAAAGATACCGAAGGTCGTGTCGATTCTTCAAAGTATGTAGAAACAGAACCAACAATTTCAGAAGCTGCAAGAAAATCTACAGCTGTAATTGGATTCGGTCGTATGAATCCTCCTACATCAGGCCATGAAAAACTGGTAAATAAAATTATTAATGAGGCCATTTCCCGTGATGGCGACCCATTGGTATATCTTTCCAAAACACAAGATTCAGATAAAAATCCATTAACATATGACCAAAAAATGAGATATGCAAAAGCATTCTTTGGCAAAAAATATTTTCCTGTTTCAAGATCTCGAACAATTATCGAAGTTGCAAAAGAACTTGATGGTGTATATGAAAATTTAGTTGTTGTAGTTGGTTCAGATAGAATAAAAGAATTTAGTGGATTAATGAACAGATATAATGGAAGGGATTATAATTTTAAAACATTAGATGTCATTTCCGCAGGTGAGCGTGACCCAGATTCAGATGGAGTCACCGGTATGTCTGCATCAAAAATGAGAGCTGCAGCAGAAGATGGTGATTTAAAATCATTCACAAAGGGTGTTCCATCAAAAGGTAGACGTTTCGCAAATGCAATGTATAATGATGTTCGCAAAGGACTTGGCATGGTGGAAGAATCATTTGATGATATGGTAGCCAATTTCTTAGGCGAAAGAGTTGTAAATGGTAAACTTGACCCATTATCTGCAATGGGTAAATCAAAACTTACCGGCCGAGAGGTTGCTCAATATTATAGAGATAATCCTAAGGCGAAGTCAGCCTCAAAGAAAAAAGAAGTTAAATTAGGTATTGAACTTGCTCTTGATTTAAGTGGTAATTATAATTACGCTATTAAAGAAATTGATAAAATTAAACGCAATTTATCCAAACATCCAGAAGTTCAAAAAGCATTACAATTTGCAAATGAATCCGTAAATCAAGAACTCTATACTGCATCCTCATTCCGTAAAAGATTATTAGATGAAAAGATGACAGTTGCTGATAAAAGAGCAAAAAGTAATTATTATAAAGATGACTCAAAGGACGGTAAATTATCTAAATCCACATCTGCAAAACGCCACGCACAATTTGCAAAACAAACAAAAATGGACGACGATGACCCAGCTGCATATAAACCAGCACCTGGTGACGCGACAGCAAAAACAAAACCATCAACACATACAAAAAGATTTAAGGCAATGTTTGGTGAGTCAAACGGTGCATTTTTAAAACGACCTCACCAATTATTAAGATCTGATAATACAGTAAACTTTGATTATCGCTTTAAAATGTATTCCGCTGCAAAGGCAATGGACGAAAGAGTAAAACAAAGAGAAGAGATTAAAGCACAAATCGAAGGTGAAGGCGATCCTTGTTGGGATGGCTATAAACAAGTTGGTATGAAAAAAGGCCGCAAAGGTAATATGGTACCAAATTGTGTTAAAGAAGAATTAGAACAGCTAGCAAATGAAGTCGAATTTATATTCATGAATGAAGGCGATACAGATAAAACACTACGAGATAAGGCAAAGAAATCAGGTATGCCTTTTAATATCTTAAAGAAAGTGTTTGATAGAGGTGTCGCTGCATGGAGAACTGGCCACAGACCAGGTACTACTCCTACACAGTGGGGATTTGCCCGTGTTAATAGTTTCGCAACGAAATCAAAAGGAACATGGGGTAAAGCCGACAAAGATCTAGCAGATAAGGTTAAATAAAAATGAGTGGTGCAGGAGACTGGGGAACAGATAAAGCGCGCAATAGACTTCAGAAAGACACACCAGGACAAAAAGTAGGAGAAGAAAAAATGGAACCATTTAAATTAGATGGTCGAACAAAGGCATTTAAAGAAAAGGTCAAGAAACTTGCGTATTCAAAGAAGAAACTTAATGCTCAAGCAATTAAATTATTAGACCCTAAAGATTTTGATAATCCTTTGAAAGGCTACCCATATAACGAGAGAATGACAAAAGAGCATTCAGAAGAATTAATGGCATTTGTTAAAAATGCAAACGAAGCAGGTGTTGAACCTACAGAATTAATGGACGCAGTGGAAAACTGGATGGCCATTAAAGGTTATACACAAGTTAAAGAAGAATCTGAATTAGATGAAGATTGGCGCAAAGACATGGAAAGAGCTGTTGATGATGCAAATGCAAGAATTGCAAAGGCTGAAAAAGAGCTCGAGGCTGCCAAACAGAAAAAAGCAGACGTAAGAGCAAAATATAAAGACAAATATAATCGCGCGGTCGACAAGGCCAGAGGATAAGACCTTATCAAGGTGAACAATACATTATGCGAAATTTCTCAAACTTTTTATCTGAAGCGAAAGGCGAAGACTTTCAACTCAGAGTAATCATGGTCACGACTGTGCCGGATGCAAATATGCCGGCATTTCGTACCGCCTCCCACCTGGAAAAAGTATGTAAGGAACGCAATGTTCCTTTTTTTGGCTTTGATGTTGAACGTGGTTCTATTGAATGGGCAGATGGTATAGGTTCATATGTCATTCGTAATCGTAAAGACCAAACAGGCTTTAAAGTTGGACCTGGCACTCTTTGTATTGTCCGCGGTAATGTAAGACACAATAAAGGTTGGTTTGATAAAGTTTCACAATTTGAGAAATCAGGTTGTACAATGGTCAACGCAAGAGAAGTTGCTGAATTGTGTAATGACAAATATCGCTGTTATCTCAAATTACAAGATTTTGGTTTAACACAACCAAGAACAGTCTTAATTCCAAACGAAGAAGATGATGGTATTCAATCAGCATTAGAAAACCTTGATAGACCATTTCCGATTATTATGAAAACATTGGAAGGTTCAGAAGGTGTGGGGGTTGTTAAAATTGATTCCGAATCTTCACTTAAAGCTTTTATCCAATTAATCTATAAACAAGATGAAGCTGCAGCCTTATTAATCCAAGAATATATTGAAATGAAAGAAGATTACCGTGTCCATGTATTGGACGGTAAGGTTATAGCAAGTATGACTCGTGGTAAGGTCAAAGGCGATTTTCGTTCAAATGTCACACAAGGTGGCGATGTAAATGAAGTCAAACTCACAAAATTAGAAGTGGAACAATGTCTATTGGCAGCAAAAGCTGTAGATGGTAGATGGGTCGCTGTTGATTTTATTCCTTCAAAAGATAGAGAAAAAGAACCTCCTTTCATATTAGAGGTCAATCACAGCCCTGGCACAAAAGGTATTGAATCCGCAATGGCTGGTTCAAAAGAAAAAGGTGATAAGGAAAATCCACTTTTAAATTTACTAATAGACCATTTTTCACAAAAGAAATTCCATTGGTCACATCCAACACAGGTTGGATATATAGAAATGGTGACGATAGAACCATTTGGACAATTAACGGCAAAACTTGATACAGGTAATTATAGATACCCAGTACTACATGCTGATAAATATAAAATTGAGGGAAAGAATATTACATTCACATCGTTTGGCAAAACTATAAAAACCAAACTGATAGGCGATTACGTTTCTAAAACAATGGTCGGCGAAGATAAAAGACCATTGGTAAAACTCAATTATGAATTCGCTGGTAAAAAATACGGCGAAATTACTTTTGGTTTAGACGAACGCGATGGTCTTACAACAGATGTTCTATTAAATAGAAAATTAATGAATAAAATGAATGTAATGGTTAACCCAAACAGAAAATATGTCCGTACAACAGCATTCGAGGCAGAGGAAAAAGAATAATGAAAGCAGTAAAAGGTAGTATTAACGAGGCATTAAGACAAGTTGCAGCTTATAATAGTAATCAACTTGCTGAAGCATCAATGTCAAAGAAACAAAGTTTAGAAGATTTTGCTAAAGCAGTTGGTGTTGATAAAAAAGAACAACAATGGATTATGGATAATGAAGATGATTTCGGCCATTACCATAATAACAGTGCTCTGAAAAAGTCTTGGTTATCTCTATCATATCCAGTTTATGACGGCGATTATTACTTTGCTTTTATTGGTGATAACGAAAGAGAAAATGCCAAGCTCAATGCTGAAGCAAATCGTAAATTAAGACAATTAGCAAAAAGTTCAATGGGGAACGAAGAAATTTTTGATGAAATGAGTAAATTATTCGGCATGACTGCATATTCTAATGTTGGTGCTGGTGATACAATGACTCGTGACGAACTGTGGAGAGCAATTCAACATATTCGTAAAGACTATAAAGAAGAAACGGAAGTTGAAGGATACGAAGAGCTTGAAGAAAAAGTATTAAAAGGTGCAATGGCAAAAATGGCTCGTAAAATACTAGATAAAATGAGAAAACGTGCTAAGAAAATTGCCCTACCTGAAAGTTTAAAAGAAGAAATAGAATTAACCGAAAGATTAAAACCACATATTGCTAAAAAATCAAAATATTACAATAAACAATTTGATAGAAAGCTTGAACTTAGAAAAATTAAATCTTTTATCAGTGGAATTCAAAAACTTGATAAAGAGCTTCAAGGGTTTCAAAACAATGCTGGTTTCTACGGCCCAAGTAAAATATTTGATGGTCTTGCAGATGCAGAACATGAAGCATATAATTACCAATGGGAAATCGAACAAGGGCGCTGGGACGGCGAGATAGAAGTAGATTCATAATGAAAAGTTTTAAACAGTTTAACGAACAGGGTAATCACATTTACCAAAAGTTTATTCTTGCTACAAGAGCAGGAGATGATGTCTGGAAATTAAATGGTCAGGAAGATGACATTAAAAAAGCAAAAGATAGATTGGCTGATATTTGGACACAAGGTGGTAGTGCAAAGGATAAAGCAATTATAGACGCTAGATTTGCACAGAAAAATAAATGGAAACTATACCAAGTCGTAAGTTGGGACGGCAAACAAGGCAAGAAAGGATAACCAATGGATAACAAAGAATTTATTAAAGATTTACTAACTCGAAAACTTGATGAAGTAATTGGAGGTCCTAAACCTGTTGGCGATGGTCAACTTGACTCTTACTATGCAATGCAGGATGCCAAAGAAAAGGCCAAAAAGGATGGTAAAGTCTGGGATAAAATGGGTCAGGACGAAAAGGACCGTTATGTTGCTCCAGAAATGGAAAAGGCTGGTTATGAGAAAAAACCTGGTAATACAAAATGGACAAGAAAACCAACTGAAGATGAGAAAAAATTTGCGGATAAAGTCAGAGCTGATGATGAGCGCGTACGTAAAATGTCGTCCGATGATAAGATAGATTATTTTGCTAAAAATCCTCATAAATCTACAGCTGGCATGGACGTTTCTGATGATGATTTGCAAAAGATTAAATTGGCAAGAATGGAAAAACAGCTTGAAGATCTTCTCAAGAAAGCGGAAGAGGCTCAGATGAAAATGTATGATGCCGAAGAAGAAGGCGACGATGACGCGTATGAAGAAGCTGATGAAGAACACGAATACTGGTATGACAAAGTACAATCACTAGAAAATAAAATAGAAGATTTAAAAGATGAAATTGGTAGTAAAAAAGAAGAAACAATAAAAACTTTTAAAAGTTTTGTTAAATAGTAATGCTATCATTTTCGGATTATTTGGAAGAAAAGGCTAAATCAAAGGCTCAACAAAGGCTTTTTGGTTTGGCACTATCGGTAAAAGATGGTGATACACCTGAATCCGAAGTCTCACAACAGGTGAGAGACATGGCAAAGAATATTTCCAAAAAGGATTTGGAAGATTATGCCAAAACAAAACATAAAGGTTTACCAGATAAGGTATAAAAATAGAATCGGAGACGATAAATGAAAAAATTTAGAAATTTATTAACAGGATTGGTCGAATCCGATGCTGCTTACGGTGCTTCATTAAAAAAGATTGCGCACGACGAAAAAATTAAATCTTTATCTAAAAGAGATAGAGAAACATTAATGCGTATCGCTGATATGATGAAAAATGCAAATCGTGATGACATTAAACACGAAGTTGCAAACAGCCCAGAGGAAAGAAGAAAGGAACGTCTTGCTAGAATGCAAAGACAATCTGGTAGTGAAACACATAGAGATAGACAGAAAAGATTAGGTAAACCTCAAACTGAAGAAACTGAACTCAATGAAATGACTCAAAGATTTATCTTTGATACCTTAAAGAGTGCTACCAAGGCCGAAAAAATGGCTTCTAGATTTAATCTAGATGTTGATAGTGGTGTAGGTAAAGATTCCGATGGTAAATTATTCTATGTTGCTGTCACTGGTAAATTTACAGATATTACCAAATGGATGAAGCTTTTAGATGAAGAAGTAATTTTAGAAGGTGGCGATTGTTATCATTGTGATGGTAAAGATGATGATTGCAAACATTGTGGCGGTTCAGGTTATGTTCAGTTTAAAGATGATGACAGAGATTCTAAAATCACAAGTAAAGATATTAAAATGGCAATAGGTATTGCCAATGACCCAAGATATAAAGGTGGTAATTATTCTGCTGCATATTCAAAAATTTCAAAACTTAAAAAAGGTTTAGTATCACACCCAAGAGTTAAAGACGCATTAAGACAAGCTAACGAATCAGTTGCAAATGTAAGAAGAATTGCGAAAGAATTACAAAAAGAATCACCAAATAGATATAGTCCTCTCCAAATGGCAAAAGCTAAAAAAGAAAGAGAGGAACGAAGAAAGAAATCTGGCGACTCTGAAAGAAATAGATATCAAAGATTAAAGCAAAGAGCCTATGGTAATTACATGGGTGGTCTCAAAGATGACTTTGCATATATTGAAACTACATTAGAAGAGAATTATAGAATACTTGCAACCAAAGGTATGGGAACTGAAACACCATCTTCCGCAAATAATATCAAGAAAAATGGTATAGAGATGGATTATTACGATGCTTCCGGTAGCAAAAGACGAGGTAAAATCTCTAATATAGATAATGAAACATATACTGTAAGAGACATTGATGATGGTAAATATCGTAAATATAAATTCCTTGATAGAGAAAAGGCTAAAGAATATTTAAAGAAGGAAAATATCAACGAAAATGATATGTCTTTAGATGACATTAAAAAGAAATGGGCTAAAGAAATTATTGCCTTCCAAGATGATGGAAAGGATTTACCATCAAGTGCAATGTCAGATTTCTATGGTTATAGAGATGTAGATTCTATTAAAACAGATGACCCTGATGAGTTCGATGATTTTGTTATGGGTTTACAAATGAGCAAATATAGAGAAGCATTAGGTTTAAAAGAAGCTTCTGCAAAGGCTGATGCAATGAAAGCCATTAAAAGAGATAGAGATTTTCAACAGGTTAAAGATGTAGATGTAAGAGCAACTACAGCTGATATGAAACTTGCTAAAAAGAATCCTATTGTACAATTAAGAAAAATTCTTGATTACAAGGGTGGTACAATGGAGTTCTTAAATAAGAAAAAATTAAAACTGAAGAGTGATGAAGCTGATGCTTTATTACGAGGTTTTGATTCACTCCAAAAAGTACAGGACAAAGAAAAATATCAGTTATTAATTTCTAAGGACCCTGCAAGTCTTAAAAAGATTCTTAAAATTGTAAAACGATGAAGCGATTCAATGAATCATTTGGTTTATATGAGGGAGTCGTTGTACCTCTCGAGCAACCATTGGTAGAATTTGATACTACTGGGGGATTAATAGTATCAGAAAAGGAACCAGAGTTGAATAAACCAAAAAGGTCAAGTGGAGACAAAAAATATGTTGTCTATGTGAGAAATCCAAAAACAGGCAACATTAAAAAGATACAATTTGGTGATGAGAAAGGTGGGCTGACCTCTAAGATTAATGATAAAGGGGCTGCAGCAAGTTTTGCCGCGAGACATAATTGCGATACAAAAACAGATAAATTAAGTCCAGGTTATTGGGCTTGTCGCCTTCCAAGATATGCCAAGGAATTGGGATTAACAGGTGGCGGAAATTACTTTTGGTAAACCTTACGTAGACGAAGGTAATATAAGAACATTTAGTGTCGATGCTATTGATGAAGAATTTGTTTGGCATCGAGACGAAGAAGATAGAATTATAGAAGTGATTGAAGGTGATGGTTGGCAATTTCAACCGGAAAATTCATTACCTTACTTGTTAAAGCCTGGAATAGAGTTTACAATAAGAAAAGGTGAATACCACAGGCTATTGAAAGGTATCAATGACTTGGTGGTTAAAATCACTAAAATTATATAAATAAACACATAATTAAATTTAATTAGGAGACAGATATGTCAAGCAATGTAGACTACTTCACCAAAAAGGAAAAGCTTTCCGAAGAGGTGGAAATACAAGAGGTTCAGGAAACTGAAAAAGCTGAACTTTCTGAGGCGGTTTTAAAAATTTCCTATTTTACTGGTAAGGTAAAAAATAATAAAACTGCTGAAAAATTAGGAATTAAAATTAAAGTTCTTGGAGGTGGCGAAGGTAATGCTCATATTGCAATGTCGGGTACTGAAGAGGCACTTAAGAAGTATGCTAGTAGATTCCTTGGTGCTGATAAAAACGATTCACTAAGCCAAATACAAAATGACGTAGGTGGTCCATACTTCGGCGAATCAATTGATTGGACATCAAAGATTAACGACAAGGTTGAAGAATATATTCAAGAGGGGTCATGTAGCTCAAAAAAGAAATTACACGGAAGCTATAATGAAGAGGATAGTGAATACCAAGAATTTTTCAAAAAGGCTTTAGAAAAATTTGGTGTAGACTCACCTGATGAGCTTTCAGATGAAAAGAAAAAAGAATTCTTTAATTATGTTGATGACAATTATTCAGCAAAAAATGAGGAATTTGACGCAGAACTTTTAGACATCATTGCAGAAATGACAGACGAAGAGTTTGATGAACTTTTGGAAGACGACGATCTTCAGGAATTATCACCTGAACTTTTAAAAAGATACAGAAATAAAGCATATAAGCAATACAAAAAAGCCGGTGATGCAATGAGTAAATCAGCTATTGCGCGCAGAAGGGAGTGGGACCCTGAACCAACTAAGCGTTCTAAAGATGCTTTTGCTAAGCATCAAAAAGTTCGTGATAAGCGTAGTAAAGGTATCGGTTCGGCAGATAAAAGAAATATGGCAAGATCTGGTTATCAATTTAAGAGTCCAGTTAGACATAACCCTAAAGACTTTTCTTTGTCAAAGAAATCAATTGGTGACGTGCAAAAAATTAAAGGATATGGCCTAGACCAATCCGGTAAAAATAAAATTGTCAGTCCAGGTGGTCAGATAAGACACGTATCTAACGATGAACTTAAGGCTTACCAAGAGCGTGGCTGGAAAAAATCCAAATAACACGGATAAATAAATTTAAATAATCTATATTATAGGAGATATTATGAAAGCGATAATTGAATGGTTAAAAGATTTTTTTGGTTTAAATAAACCTGAGCCAAAAACTTCTGTTCGCACCACACCAGTAACTAAAAAAGAAGTTGCTAAAGGACCAGCTGTTAAGAAGGTCACAAAGGCTTCTTTAAATAAGTTAACTAAAGCTCAATTAGAAGAGCGTGGTCGTGAACTCGGCATTGAATTAGACAAAAGGTTAGTTAAAGCTAAATTAGTTGACCAAGTCTTTAAAGCCGAACAGAAATAATTTTTGTTATAAATTAACGTTAATTTAACAGGAGAATAACGATGGCACTATGGGGAAAAACAGACACCGCCGGTGATATACCTAAGTGGCTCGAGGA